TACGAAGTGAACCCGCTGGTGGCTCATCTCACGGTCGCGTTCGGGCGTTTTCGCGGCGTGCTCATCAGTAAGCTAATCGCCATCGGAATAGCCATGGGAGTTCGAAGGCGGCTTTGGATGATAAATATCTTCTACGCGGTAATTATCCTGTGGAACTCCGCCAATCTGCTGAGTGTGCTTCTGAAGTAAGTGTGCAGCCTGCGGCGCTGCCATCGTTGTCCCACAAGTTTGATCCGGGTTGCCTATGCCTGGCATCGTACTGAAGTTCTCTGGTTCTTCTAGAGTTTGAAAGTGACAATATCTCAGGGCTCTCGGTCTGCCTCCGGTCAATTCCCTTTCCACTTGCGAAACTTGTGCTTAGTCATCTCCCAGGCGTTGTGCAACCAGTGGCACAACTGGACGTCTTTCCATCTCTGCGGGCTAGTAGTGGCAGCTCAAGGTTTTTCGCCCAACCGACCTTCTTCCAGTTGCCGGCGCGCGTGACGGCGGAATAATGTCATGGAATCGACGTTAGGGGTGGGCGATTCACAAAGTTTCAACAGACGACTTCGGTTAGCCCACTTCCTGCACTCGCAGAAATGCCCAGCTCACTCTCGATGAGAACTGGCCGAGCCAACCAAGTCTCGGGGGGAAAATTCGCGCTCTGCTCGGATCGTTGCTTTCACATTCGCCTTACCTAGCCCGCAGGCATTAACGGCTTGCCTGTTGTCTGACAGTACTTCAGGTTGTCACAAGTACACTCTTGAGGAGCTGACGCTGTTGGGGGGCATAAATTTACCGCGGTTCACCCAATGAATCGCTTGCGAGGTCGAATCGACCAAATCATCATGACGGCCATAGGGGAAAGCCCGCAGTTCACTGAGGTAAGTCGAAAGCCACGCGGCATTCTCCGGCAGATAAACGTACCCACCCTCGATGGGGCTGCAACAGGCGTACATGCGCATCACTTTATCACAGTTCGGAGGCGGCACATAGGGCTGGATACCGACGTGCCCGAGCGAGTGTAGTTCCTGAATGAGCGGTGTCCCAGACGATTTATCCTCAATCAGTACCGTGGTGGGCTTGAACTTAACTTTTTGTTCAATTACAGCCTTCTTCAAATCCGGGAAACCTAACTTCGCCCGGTACACATCCAGCAAGTACATGTCTGGACACTTGCCTGCATACAAATCGGGACATTGGTTGTAATCGTGGTATTTCATATAGAGATAAACGACTAACCAAGTGGTGCATACACTCCAGTCGCTAAACTCCCCCGGCGTGACGGCTGTATCCCAGCTTTGTAGCCTAATCCCAAAGTACGGTAGCTGCTCTGGCGTGTATCTCTTAAACCAATTTGGCTTTACAATCCCGCCATCGCTCGGAACAGGCGATTGAAGGATTTGTGCGGAAAAGTTGTACGTACCCATGCTTTGGCGCAAGCGATCTAACGTGGCACGATCTTCACGTTCTGGGTGTAACAGGTCGCCTAAACGTCGAGTATATGTAATTGGGTTTCCGAACGGTGTTCTGACTTCATACGTCTCATCTTTGGCTGCAATCGCCGGAAATTCCAGCAGGCGAACGTCTTCTGGGTTATTCGTGTCCAGGATGTGCTGGACTAAATCATCCTCGTGTAAGCGTTGCATCACAATTACGAAGCGACCGGTCCGCTGGTTATTGAGCCGAGTACGGAGCGTACGGGAGAACCAGTCGTTTACTTTCTTTCTGGCAACCTCGGAGAATGCGTCTTCCGGTTTGAGAGGATCATCTACGATCACGATCTCACCGCCGTAGCCGGTAACGACCCCCCCTACAGAGGTGGCCAGTCGTACCCCGTGCGGAGTGGTCAACAATTCGTCCAGAGCCGGGCGTTTCGACGATAACCGGGAGCCCGGAAACAATGCCTTATACATTAGACTCTGCATCAGAGCGCGACACTCAGTCGCAAACTTATCCGCTAGATCCTGTGCATAGGAAACACAAATTATTTGAGCGCTGGGATTGTGTCCGAGCAAATAGGCAGGAAGGCAAACAGACGAACAGTGGCTTTTAAGTGAGCGTTGCGGCACGCATATTACTGTTATCGGCTTACTCGTTCCTGATCGCACTTTGTCCAGTTCATCGCACAGCACATCCAAGTGCCAATTCGGCAAGAATTCAGTGCGAGGATTAAGCTCAAGAAAGGCGCGCTGCATGAAAACTCGAAAGCTATTCCGTACCAATTCATACAATGTGTTTTTACCGTCTCTTGCATCCATTTTCGTTACTCCTCGGTGGAAGGCGCGTAATACTTCAAAACGCTGGCAAGTAATTTTCTATCTTGCTCGTTGAGGCTTGGCGACTCCGCTTCTGCCTCCGAATTCTGCTCCCTCGCCAGCCCGAGCGCCGCTATCATGGAAATTGCTCGCAAGTCGCCGTTGGCAGCTTTGTTCACGAGCTGCTTCGTGATCACTTCCTGTTTGGAGACGGCCTTCGCTTTTCCGTTTTCTTTGATGACCACCTTCTCCTGCAAACTCTCCTGCAACGCAGTCGAGAAGTTCTTGGACCCTTTGCGCCGCCCATTCGGATTTCCTGATTGTCCTTTCTTGAATCGGGTCTGGACGGGTGGCTTACCGTAGCCGACGACGTATGTCAAACCCTTGGTTTCATCATTACCGGTCTCCGACACGACGCTCCTCCTCGAGGACGTCAAAGGACCGTCCATTTTCTCCATGCACCGCGGGGGTGCTGGTCTGCTGCTGCCAATTCCGTATCACCCGGTCGATCTGATGGGCATCAAATGCGATTGCATGGCAAATGCGGCCGGTCTCTTCGGCAGCGAACAGAGTAGCGCCACCGCCTAGGTTGGGGTCCAAGACAATAGCGCCAGGCGCAGTGCTCTCAACAATAGCTTCGGCGACCACGGCAATCGGAAGTTCCTGTTGCAGTGCGTCGCATCCGGTGTCCATCGCTGCCAGACGCCGCAACGAACGAGCCAACGGATCGCGCCAGACGTTGCCGCGATGAAACTGCGGCTTGCTCAGATGCTCAATTCCCGCATTCGTGAGCACAAGGACGAAGGCCGCCTCTTGGTCGTATAGGGGCCCGGGGTGCGCCGGTGTTTTGATAGCAACGCACAGATCTGTCGCTGAGAGACCCACCCGTCCAGCGGCAGCTACGATGTTGCTAATTCTGAGGCCGTCGACCACGACGAACAGGAGAGCATCCAAGTTGCAATGCTGGACCACTCGCGATAACACCTGCGCCAGTAGGTCGGGAGCGTCAGCATCTGCACTAACGTCAGTAAAGGCCACTGACGCGTGCTGGCCATTCATGACTGTCGAGTAGGTTTTTTCTTCAAATGCGGTTCCGCAGAGAAGCCGGTGACGACCCACGACCCATAGGTCGCCGGGGCGGGTAACTGCGATAATAGGCTCTGAGTCTGATATCTTGGCGGATTTCCTATTGAATCTCTTGCGCACTGACGGCTTCGAGTTCGCAATCAGCAGTTCTATTTGCGGAAGTTCGAAGCCGGTGCTCTCGATGCTGAAACTCAGATTGAGCGCCTTCAGGCTCTGTAATTGTTCGGCGAGCAGTTGCCTATCCCAACTCGAGTTCTCGGACAGTTGATTATCTGCGATTTTAAATGCGCGAAGCTGATACTCGCTCAGGTGTGCTACGCAGATTGTAGGAACTTGCTCAAGGCCGAGGAGTCGCGCCGCCGCGAGGCGGCCATGACCACTGACCACGCAAAGCTCCTGATCCACGATACACGGGACGTTGAACCCGAAGGTCGCGATGCTGTCGGCGATCTGGCGGATTTGTTTTTTCGAGTGCTGACGAGCATTGCGGGGATCGAGCTTCAGCTCGCCGATGTTACGATAGGCAATCGATAATGCGGTTGTGTTCGATGGACGCAGTCCATCGTGGCGCAGTGCTGCCATAAGTTCTCCTTCAAATTTTGTGGGGTAAGCGTCCCTCGGAAGAGCCAATGGAACTCCCAGCTCTCGGGGTCGAGCACGAACATCCCGTCGGTGCTCTCGTTACTGCTGGGCTCTAGGCCCGGTGAGGAAACATCCCGTTAACTCTGGGCGGACGTCCCGTACGCCGGCAATAACTGTAGATATTTTTGCGAAACGTCAGGCCCCGCGCAATATCTTGGCGGATACCCCCGGGATCACGTACCACGATATCGGTGTGAAACCGAAATCAGACCCGTCTCTCCTAGTCAATCCCTGCTAAGGGAAGACGAGATTCCCTGCCCACGTGCTCGAAAAACGCTGGACTGAGCAAACGAAACACTGTGGACACAAACGTTTAGCTTGGGCGCTGTCGTCTTAGCGCGCAGAAGTATTCCCAGTACTTTTCCCAGATTTGAAGGGGAGTGCCGAAAGGCCCCCAAAATCTGCTTTTGGCCTTAGTCCTTTCGGTATCTCCCGTTTGTCTGTCCAGGCCTCAATACTGATGGGCAGGTCATGAAGCATTGTCCACAGCATCGAGGTACGTTTCGAGTGCTTCAGGCCCTTTCCGCGTCTCGAGAGAGGCGTTGTTGTGGCTTGGGCGTTGTCGGATTCCTGTTCCTATCAGGCGGGTTAGCGCTTCTAGTCGGTTGTCAAGGAGTCAGCGCCGGACCATCGGG